CACCTCCGGCATCGGCTCGGTGACCTACACCGACGCCTCGCCGACTTGGGCCGAGTTCTTCCCGAAGTTGGTCGAAGCCGTCTCGGACATCTCGACCGACTACTTCGGACACGCAACGCACATCGTCGCGCACCCGTCGCTCATCGGATGTTGGCTCCGCGCCCTCGACTCGACGAACCGTCCGATCTTCTCGCCAACCGCGGGAAATCCGTTCAACGCCCCCGGAACCTACGACCGCCCCGGCTACGACCTCGGCGGCCTTCAGGTTCTCGGCATCCCGGTCGTCGCAGACGCCAACGTCCCGACGAACCTCGGTAGCGGCACGAACGAGACCGCGGTCATCGTCGGCGACTTCCGCGAGTCGTACATCTGGGAAGATCAGGGCGGGAACCCGCTCTACGTCCGCTTCGAGCAGCCCGACGGCAACATCGCGATCCGGACCGTCGTCTTCGGTTTCTCCGCGTACACGGCGGGCAAGTACCCGACCGCGTTCTCGGCGATCACCGGAACCGGCCTCATCACCGCGAACTGGGCCTAATTAGTTTCCCCCCGGCAGCGCAGGCCGGGGGGGCTAACCCATCATGCAAGAGATCATCGTCGCAGCACTACGACGCGAACTAGACGGCTACCTCAACCGCGGCCGCCTCGACCGCGCCCGCCAAGTCGTCGATCAGATGGCGCTCCTCGGGTGCGATGTCTCCGAAGTCCTCTCTCGGTTGGCGTCGACTGTGCCACCCGAGGAGGCCTCTACTCCCAAAAAGAAACCCGTCAAGAAGGCGGCCGTCCGGAAGGTAGCGCGTGGCAATAACTAACGGTTACGTGACGCTCGCTACCGCGAAGGCTTATCTCGGGATCCCTGTCGCCGACACCGTCGACGACGCGATGCTCGAGCAGATCGTCGAGTCCGCGTCGCGTTCGATCGACCGGATCGCCGGACGCTACTTCTACCAAGACTCCACAACGTCGGCCCGCTACTACCGGGCGGTCTCCCCGGTGTCGCTTCTCGTCGACGACATCTCGACGACGACAGGCCTCACCGTTGACATCTCAACCGACGGAACGAACTACTCGACACCGATGGTCTACGACACGGACTTCATCGTCGAGCCGTTTAACGCGCTCGCTACCGGGCGGCCGTTCACCCTTCTCGCCTCTCTCGGAACCCAGTATTTCCCGTATCCGTGGAACTATCGCCCGGGCGTCCGCGTGACAGCCCGCTGGGGTTGGCCCGCCGTCCCCGACGACATCGTCGAAGCGACCCTCATCCTCTGCGCCGATCTCTACAAGCGGAAAGACTCGGTCGGTGGCGTCCTCGGCCTATCCGAAATGGGCGCTATCCGAATGAGTCCGCTAGGTCGTGACATTTCGGCGATGGTCCGCGCATACCGCCGTGAGGTCGTCGGATGACGATCACGATCTCGAGCCTCCGCGGCGGGGCCGCGACAGCGCTCGACACGATCGCCGCGATCCGCACCGTGTATGACTACATTCCGGACACGGCTCCGGCGACGCCGTCGGCGATCGTCGGGAACGTCTCGATCGACTGGGACGACGCGATGCAACGCGGCCTCGACGCCGCGACCTTCTCGGTTTATGTCGTCGTGTCGCGAATGTCGGAACGGTCGGGCGCGGACACGCTCGACAGTCTTCTCGCCGGGTCGGGTGCAGGATCCGTGAAGACGGCGCTCGAGTCGGGCGGCAACCTCGGCGGCTCATGCTCGACGATGAGAGTCACCCGCGCCACGCCCATCTCGCTTAGTATGGGTGGCGTCGAGTTTTTCGCGTACGAGTACGAGGTCGAAGCCTATGGCTAGTTACAAGATCATGACCGATCGCATCGCCGACAAGAAGGCGGGCGACACGGTCACAGACGAAGAGTTAGTCGGCTGCAACGTCGACGCGCTCATCGAAGCCGGACACCTGTCCGCAGCAAACACCAAACCCAGCAAGGCCGACAAGGAGAACTAAATGGCCGTTTTTGTATTGAAGGACGCAGCCGTCACCGTTAACTCGGTCGATCTGTCGGACTACGTCACCTCGCTCACCCTGAACTACGAGACCGACTCGGTCGAAGTGACAGCGATGGGCGCAACGGGACACAAGTTCACCGGCGGCCTCCAAAACATTTCGCTCGACGTCACCTTTAATCAGGACTTCGCAGCGTCACAAGTCGCGGCAACGCTCGACGCTCTCGTCGGCAGCACGACCACCGTCGTAGTTAAGCCGACCTCGGCGGCCGTCGGCGCGACGAACCCGTCGTACACGATCACCGACGCATTCCTCGCCGCGACGCAACCCGTCGCCGGTTCGGTCGGCGACCTCGCCTCGATGTCCGTCTCCTTCACCGGCGGATCACTCGCTAAAGCCGTCGCCTAAACCGCCATGCTTCTCGTCACCGTCCGGCACAGGGACGGCCGCGAGGGAACCTTCCCGGTATGGCCGTCAGTCGAGTACGCCTTCGAGGCGGACAAAGAAACCGAAACCTTCGACAAACTCTGGAGCGACGACGCCCCAAAACATTGGCATTACCGCCTCGCCTACTATGCGGCGCTCAAAGCGGGCGCGGTTGCGCTCGGCGAAGTGTTCGAGAAATGGGTCGACAATTTGGCCGGGATCCGCTACGCGAAAGGCGACGACTCGGGAAACCCTACGCCGGAGGAGCCGCCGCCGAACTCTTCGCCATCCTCGCTCTAAAGACTGGGATCGCGCCGCGGGAACTCCTCAACACACCACCCGACATTCTGCAGCACATGATCCGTTACATCGTCCCGCGACCCCCGAACGACTGGGACGCTCTCGCCGACCTCGAGATCCCTAATGGCTAGGGGACTAACCGGGTTCCGTATTGACTCACGGAATACGTCGATGGGCGCGGCCCAGATCGAAGGTCTCCGAGAGGTGCAGCGGGCGCTCCGCGACATGGGCGGCGACCTTGTCAACGAGATGAAGCCAACCCACCTTAAGGCGGCCGAGATGGTCGTCCCCGCCGCGAAACAACTCGCCCCGGTACGTAGCGGTCGAATGGCCGCGTCGATCCGTGCGGCCGCGGTCCGCAGCGGCGGCCGTGTCCGGGTTGGTAACTCGAGCGTCCCGTATGCGGGACCGATCCATTTCGGATGGCCCGCCCGCAGGATCAAGCCGCAACCGTTCGTCTATGAAGCGCTCGACCCGCGCCGCGACGAGGTCGCGGAAGTGTACGCAAAACGACTGAACGAGTTAATTGTCCGCTACGGCATCGCCTCGGATAAGGCGGGCAACGTCTACGGCACGAAAGTAGGCTAACGCTATGGCCCGCTCGAAGTCGATCTCGATCCCGATTACGGGCAACTCTGCGCCGCTCCGCAAAGAACTAAAGAAAGCGTCGCAAGAACTCTCCACCTTCGGCAAGGCGCAGGCCCAATGGGCGAAAGCGTCGAACCTTGCCTACGGTCTGGCCGGGGCGGCCGTTGTGCAATTCACCGCCGACGTAGTCAAGGCCGCGCTCGAGGACCAAAAAAGCCAAGCGCTTCTAGCGAAACAATTACAGAACACGACCGGGGCGCGACAGGCGCAGGTCGCGGGCGTCGAGGACTACATCGAAAAGACGATGCTCGCGACGAACATCACCGACGACCAACTCCGCCCCGCGCTCGCTCAACTTGTCCGCGTCACCGGCTCGGCGACCGAAGCGCAGAAACTCCTCACCCTCGCCACCGACGTCTCGGTCGGCGCGGGACGCGACCTGTCCTCTGTTACGACGGCACTTTCCCGCGCATACATGGGATCGACGCAAGGTCTCACACGCCTCGGGATCACGATCGACGCCGCGGCCGTTTCGGGTCGCGGGTTCGCAGCGGTTACCGACGAACTAACCGACAAGTTCGGCGGATCCGCCTCGGCGGCCGCGGACACTCTCGCCGGAAGGGTTGAGAACCTCGGCGTCCGATGGGGCGAACTAAAAGAATCCCTCGGGCAGCAACTCCTCCCCGTTCTCGAGAACGTCATCGACTCTTTCGGCAAAGCGGAAGAACAGACCGACAAGTTCGGGAACCCACTCGCCGGTCTCATCTCCCTCGCAGGTGACGCCGCGGGAAGCATAAATAACCTGATTTTCGAGACGACCGGGCTTAACGACATCGGCGACGAGGTCACGACAACGTGGGACGA